ATGGCTGCAAGAAAGAAGAAGGAACCGGAGCTGTCGCAGGATGACGTGATCCGGAAGTATCTGGAGGTGTATGACCGGTGTATTCAGGAGGAGCCGAAGGGCTTCGACGCCAAGGGCGCGTTGAGTGCGCTGGATCAGATCAGCAAGATCCTGGGGCTGGACGTGCCGATCAAGGCGGCGAACATCGACGGCAACCGCGTCATTCTGACGCTGTCCGACGAGGTGGGCGAGCGTGGCGACTGAGATCGTGCTCCCGCCGCCGCAGCCCAAGCAGGAGCTGTTTTTCGCCGCGCGGGAGCGCTACGTCTGCTACGGCGGTGCGCGCGGCGGCGGCAAGAGCTGGTGCGTGCAGCACAAATCCGTGCTGATGGCGGTGCGCTACGCGGGCATCCGCATCCTGATCCTGCGCCGCACGCTCGTCGAGCTGCGGGAGAACCACATCCGCCCCATGCGGAAGCTGCTGCGCGGCGTCGCGGACTACAAGGCGACGGACAAGGCGTTCGAGTTCCCCAACGGCAGCCTGATCGTCTTCGGCTACTGCGACAGCGAGGGCGACGTGGACCAGTACCAGGGGCAGGAGTACGACGTGATCTTTCTCGACGAGGCGACGCACTTCACCGAGTACCAGTACGCCACGCTGACCGCCGCGCTGCGCGGCGCGAACGACTTCCCCAAGCGGATGTACCTTACCTGCAACCCCGGCGGGCCGGGGCACGCGTGGGTCAAGCGGTTGTTCATCGACCGGGACTTCCGCGGCGGCGAGCGGCCGGAGGACTATGTGTTCATCCCCGCCAAGGTGACGGACAACCGGATTTTGGTGGAGAAGGACCCCGAGTACGTCCGGCGGCTGGACAACCTGCCCCGAGGATTGCGCGAGGCGTGGCGCGACGGCAACTGGGACGTGTTCGTGGGGCAGTACTTCACCGAGTGGGATCGGGAGAAGCACGTCTGCGAGGCGTTCCCGCCCTCGCCGTGGTGGCGCTGGTATGTCACGATGGACTACGGCCTCGATATGCTGGCGGCGCTGCTCATCGGCGTGGACGAGGCGGGGTACGCCTGGGTCGTGGGCGAGGTCTATGAGGGCCGCGACCGGGGCGAGGGCCACGACGGCCTCATCATCTCCGAGGCGGCGGAGGCGGTGAAGCAGCTCGCCGCGGGCCGCGCGGTCACCGCCTATCTCGCGCCGCCCGACCTCTGGAACGCGCGGCAGGAGAGCGGCAAGAGCGTCGCGGATATCTTCGCCGAGCATGGCGTATACCTGACCAAGACCTCCAACGACCGCGTCAACGGCTGGCTCGCGGTCAAGGAGTGGCTCAAGGTGCGCGAGGGCGAGGACGGTATCAAGCGCCCGCGCATCCGCTTCTTTCCCAACTGCCGGAACATCATCCGGTGTCTGCCGCTGCTGCAGTACGACGAGCATCGGGCAAACGACGTGGCGAACTCGCCCCATGAGCTGACCCACGCGCCCGATGCCCTGCGCGGCTTCTGCGTCTACTGGACGGCGAACGGCTGCGAACCCGCCGCGCCGCAGCGCGTGAAGCTGATCGACAAGCTGGAGCCGAATCGCAGGCATTTGGGCAGACATTTATCCAGAAAGTAACGCAAAAAGTTACAAACAGGAGGAAAACCAATGGGTTTATTCAAACGAATCCCCACCCCGGAGGGGTATGAGAAGGGGAGGATCTACGACTATTCGACGCCGGAGGGCCGCGTCGCCACGGCGGAGTGGCTGTTCCAGCAGGCGAAGGACGAGCGCGCGGTGCGCGAGTCGGAGTGGCGGCGCTACAACGACTACTACAACTTCGCCCACGACGCGGCGCGGGAGATGGCGGAGGCGTTCGAGGACAGCGGCTTGCCGTGGACGCCCGCCTGCGTGCCCGACCCGTACATCATGGTGGAGAGCCAGATCGAGCCGGAGGTGCCGCAGCCCGAATTCCACGGCCGCGACGACGACCTTGACGGCAAAAAGGCGCATGAGCGCGAGCTCGCGGTGAAGTACCTCATCGAGGAAAACCGCCTCGGCGACCGGAACACCGCCAACGAGCGCAGGCTCCGCAAGTACGGCGACGCGTTCTGGAAGGCGTACTGGGACGAGACGATGCCCTGCGGCGACAGGCGCGGCAACATCCGCATCCGCGACGTGGCGGTGCAGGACATCTACCCCGACCCCACGGCGGGACCGGAGGGGCTGCAGAACGGCGAGTATGTGTTCTACGTCTACACCATGCACAAGCTCAAGTTCTGGCGGCTCTACCACAATGCGCTGGAGCGGCAGGACAAGACGCTGGACGACGTGGTGGGCGCGGCGCAGTACCGCGAGGCGGACGACATTCTGGAGCCCTACACCCAGTCCACCGCGTCGCGGGACGACGTGGTGCAGGTGATGGAGTTCTGGTACCGCCAGCCGTTTGACTTCAAAGATAAGCAGAACCGCCTGATCCGCGCGGGCTCCGTCGGGTGCAGCGTGCAGGCGGGCGGCGTGGAGCTGCGGCACATCCCCAACTACTGGGTGAAGCTCGGCGCGCAGTGCGAGGAGTTCCCGTTCGTACACTACTGGTGCATCCGGGACGAGACGCAGTTCTGGAACAAGAGCGAGCTGGAAGCCATCCTGCCGCTGGTGGACGCCGCCGACCGCGAGCTGGCGACGGGCCTGTTCAACGACGCGATGACCGCCAACGACGTGGTCATCCTCGAGGACGGCGCGCTGGCGCCGGGCGAGGAGTTCACCAACATCCCCGGCGCGGTGGTGCGCGTCAATCAGGGCCGCGCGGGCGGCATCGCGAGACTCGGCGGACTCTCCGACGGCGTGCGGAGCCTCAACATGGTGAGCTGGCTTTTGAACCAGATCCAGCGCGCCAACCGCAACTACGACTCCAACAACGGTCAGGAGACGGCGCGCGTCACGACCGCCAGCGGCCTCATGCAGCTGCGCGCCGACGCGCAGACCCAGCAGAAGATCAAATCCGCCGACCGCAACGCGGGCTTCTGCCGGCTCTATGAGCTGCTGGACAAGCTGGCGCTGGAGTACTTCGACGACGACCGCCTGCTGTTCATCGGCGCGAAGCAGCCCGGCGGCGCGGATGAGTCCGTGTACTACAACGGCGCGAACTACGCGATGGAGTCCGGCGCGCTGATCGACCCGCTGACCGGCGAGACCGTCCGCGCGGGACAGCTCTACTATCCCCGCGTGGACGTGACGGTGAGCGTGGGCAACAGCCTGAATCGCAGCCCTGCGGCGACGGTGAGCGCGCTGGAAAAGCTGATCGCCACCAAGGTCACGGCGGACAACTGGAAGCTGCTCGCCGCGGAGCTGGACTACCTCGACATTCCGCAGAAGCAGGAGATCGTCGCGGTGTGGAAGGAGAAGTTCGCGCCGGAGGACACGGTCGTACCGCCCGAGGAATCGGACGTAACGATAGATGTGACATGAAAGGAGACTGGATCAATGGATCAGGAAAAGATCACGGAAGCGCCGGTCGAGACCCCGGAGACCGCGCTGCTGGACGAGATCGCGCTCGCGAAAAAGGCAAGGCTCGACTTTGCCATGCGCGACCTCGATGAGTTTTTGGAGCGCCACGCGGACGTGGACGTGGAGAAGCTGATGGGCAATACCCGCTTTCTCCGCTTCTGCGGCTCCCGCATGGGGCACGAGTCCCTCGCCGCGCTCTACGACGATTTTGTGGCGCTCGTGAGCGAGGCGGGCGCCGCGGCGGTGGCGCAAATGCAGAGCCGCAGCGCCCGCTCCACCGGTGGCGGTACCGCGGGGGGCGCGGCGCTGACCCCGGCGCAGAAATATGTGCTGGACGCATGGAACACCGAGCACCCGGAGATGGCGATGACCGCCAGAGAGTTTCTGGGAAGATAACGAGGGATCGGCGGTAACATGCCGCCCTCGATCCCCCACCCGCCTGACGGCGGGAGCCCCCTTTCCGAAAAGGGGCCTAAATCAGAAAGGAGATTTAAAATTATGTCCAATACTGCATGGAAAAGCGATAACTACAAATTCGTCGGCAAGGCGTTCGACTACGCCTATGCCAACCGCCTGAACAAGCTGCTCGCCATCCTCGGCGTTGCGAGCGCCAACAGCATCGACTACGAGCTGGTCAGCTCCGGCGGCTACGGCGAGATGCCCGCCTACGACGGCGACAACCTCAATGAGGGCGTCAAGAAGCGCGGCTTCAAGACCATCATCACGCCGGAGGAGTTCTCGCTCAGCGAGTCCGTCGGCTACAAGCAGGCGAAGATCGACAAGAGCGGCGAGTGCTCCCGCGTCGGCAAGATGCTCGGCAACAGCGCGGCGATGACCGTTTACATGCACGCCCTGCGCATGTTCGCCAACGCCTTCAGCGCCCAGCACACCGGCGGCGACGGCAAGCCCTGGGCGGCGGTCGACCACCCCTGCGCGTCCAAGGGCTCCCAGGGCCGCCAGTTCATCGTCGACCCCGACAGCGGCACCTATTCCAACCTCATCACCGAGGAGCTGTCCGTCAGCGCCATCACCGCGGCGCAGAGCATGGCGGGGCGCATGACCACGCCCGACGGCCTGCCGCTGCTCGCGGATATGAACCTGCTGCTGGTGTCTCCGGAGCTGGAGGCAAAGGCCAAGGAGATCTGCGGCGAGAACGGCAAGTTCCGCCCGCTGCGCAACCCCGACAAGGACAACAACGCCGCGAACCCGGTCGCCGACCTGCAGTACATGGTCATCGGCGGCGGCAACGACGGCTTCACCGCCAAGCAGTGGGCGATCTGCGACCCCGCGCTGATGCGCGAGGTGGTCAAGCTGGTCTACGTCACCCGCCCGACGGTCATGCAGACGGCGCTCGACAATCCGCTCAAGGATCTCTACACCGGCTACGTCGACTTCGGCTGCGGCTGGGGCGACGCAAGGCAGATCATCTTCTCGAATCCCGCGTAAAGCGGCCCCCTTTGCGAAAGGGGGCTCCCGCCGTAAGGCGGGTGGGGGATCGGAAGCTTCGATCCATCAGTCAGCTTCGCTGACAGCTCCCTTTTCGAAAGGGAGCCTTGAAAGAAGGAGGGGGATTTTTATGACATTGGGAGAGGCAAAGCGCAAGGTGCTGATGCTGCTTGACGAGTATTCCAGCGGCGGGGAAATCACCGCGGACGCGGACGTGGACGCGAAAATGAACGATTTCTTTGACATGGCGCAGCGCGACGCCGCGGCGTGGCAGCCCATCGTGCGGCGCGTGGCGCTGCTGCTGGACGGAACGGGCAGCATGACGCTGCCGGAGGACGTGTCCCGTGTGATCCGCGTGCGGAAAAACGGCGTCCGCGTCTCGGACTATGAGGTCGTGGACGGCGAGCTGCTCTCGCCGGAGGGCGACCGGTCCCAGCTGACGCTGGACTACATCGCCTCGCCGGAGAAGATCACGCCGGACACGGCGGACGACTACGAATTCGAGGTCAGCGACGAGGCGGCGAACTGCCTGCCGTTCTTCGTGGCGGCGCAGCAGCTCATCGCCGATCTCGTGGTGGACTACGGCGCGTTTTACAACCTCTATTTGCAGATGCGCGCCATGCTGCCCCGCTCGACCGTGAGTGCGGCGCGGCAGGGCCTGTATCGGAGGTGAGCCATGGCGAGGAGACGGGGTGCGGGCATCCGCACCAAGAAATACGAACGCTTCCGCGGCGTGGACTTTTCCACCGACCCCGCGCTGGTGGACGACGCGCGCTCGCCCTGGGCGCCCAACATGGTCGCCGACATGGGCGGCATGCCGGAAAAGCGCCCCGGCTGGCGCACGCTCAAGACCTTCGACGGGCGCATCAACGGGCTGTATGACGCGGTGTTCGGCGGCGTGACGCATCGGCTCGTCCACGCGGGCAGCAAGCTGTACCGTTGGTATGAGGGCGAGGGCGCGGAGCCGTCGCTGCTGGCGGAAAACCTGCCGGATGAGCGCAGCACGGCGGTTTACATGGGCGGAGATCTGTGGCTGTTCACCGGCGACGGACTGTACCGCTACGACGGCGTGAGCGTCCGAAACGCCGCGGAGGAGGCCTACGCGCCGCTGACGGTCATCGCCCGCACGCCCGCGGGCGGCGGCGTGAGCTATGAGGCGATGAATCTGCTGACGGGTACGCAGCGCGTGAGCTTCCTCGCAGACGGGTCGAGCACCGAGTACAAGCTGCCGTACACCGATCTTGACCGCGTGGACGCCGTGGAGGTGAACGGCGCGGTCCTGACGACCGGCTGGACAGCGGACCTTGCCGCCGGTGCCGTGACGTTTTCAGCCGCCCCAGCGGCGCCCGCCGCGGGCGCGGAGGACAACGTGGCGATCACGTTTACCAAGACCGTCGCGGGCAATGCCGAGCGCATCGGCAAGTGCCGCGCGGCGATCGTCTGGGGCGTCGGCGCGGCGAGCGACCGCATCGTGGCGACCGGCAATCCGGACTATCCGAACTACGACTTTATCTGCGGCTACGCCGACGGCGGATACTGGCCCGACACGAACTACGCCGTCATCGGCACGGACGAAACCGCGATCCTGGGCTATCGGCGGCTGGGGGAGTACCTCGCCGTCATCAAGGAGGACAACGGGCAGGATTCCACCGTGTTCCTGCGCTCCGGCACGCTGGATGAGGACGGGGAGGCGCGGTTTCCGGTGAAGCCCTGCCTCGCCGGCGCGGGCGCGGTGACGCGCTTCGGCTTCGGCAACATCGGCGACGAGCAGCTGATCTTGACCGGCAGCGGCGTCTACGCGCTGACTACCAACAGCCTCACAGCGGAGCGCATCGCGCAGAATCGGAGCTTCCGCATCGACCCCAAGCTGCTTTCCGAGGATTTATCCGAGGCGGTTTCGTGCAGCTACGACGGGTCGTATCTCGTCTTCATCGGCGGACGGGTCTATGGCCTCGACGGCCGTCAGCCCCGCAGCTACCAGTCCCGCAGCGACATGAGCTTTATTTATGAGTGCTTCTACTGGGAGAACGTTCCGGCGCGCAGCGTGCTGCGGCGCATCGAGAACGGGCGGGAGTCGCTGTACTTCGGCACCGACGACGGCCGAGTGTGCCGGTTTAACACCGATATCGACGGCATGGCGCGCTACAACGACGACGGCGCCGCCATCGAGGCGGTCTGGTCAACCCGCTCGGACGACGACGGCGATCCGATGGTGTTCAAGACGCTGCTCAAGCACGGCAACGCCGTCACCATCAAGCCCTATACCCGCTCAAGCGCAAAAATCCTGTTCCGCACGGACCGGGACGCGGTGGCGTGGCAGGCGGCGGAGGGCACAACGGACATCTTCGACTGGGAGGACATCGACTTCTCCCGCTTTACGTTCAACGCCAACGACGGCCCGTCGGAGATTCCGTTCCGCCGCGCCGTGAAAAAATACAAGCGGCTGCAGATTTTGGTGAAAAACGACGCGGTCAACGAGGGCTTCGGCGTTTACGCCATTGTGAAGCACTACGCGGCCGGCAACTTTGCCAAGAAATGAGGGAAAGCATGAGTTTATCCAACTATAAATTGACGGATACCGCCATTGCGCAGAAGGGCGTCATCGCCGCGCCGGACAAGCTGACCGGGACCGCGGCGCAGAACAAGGCTGTGTTCGACCGCCTCATCCGCGAGGCGGTGCAGGAGCTGTTCAACGGGCTCATCGACGCGCTCTCCGGCGAGGACGGCGCGGCGGAGGTGGGCACCGCCGCCATCGACGGCGTCACCGGCGGCGACGTGCAGACGGTGCTCGGCAGCCTCAAAACCTTGCTCGACACCAAGAGCGCGAGCGCGGACATGGCGGCGGCGCTCGCGCTCAAGAGCGACAAGGCGACCACCGACCTGCACATCAAGAGCGTCAGCCTCAACGCCGAGACCGGCGTATTCACCTTCACCCGCGAGGACGGCAGCTATGTCAGCGTCGACACGGTGCTGGAGAAGGTCGCGACCAACTGGCAGTATGACGCGGCGACGCAGAGCCTGGTGCTGACGCTTGCCGACGGCACGACGCAGCGCGTCCCGCTCTCCGCTTTCATCACGGAGACGGAGTTTGCCGACAGCGCGTCCATCGCGTTCTCGGTCAGCGATCATACGGTGAGCGCCACCGTCAAGGCGGGCGGCATCACCGACGCGATGCTCTCGTCCGCGCTGGTTGCCCAGCTGCGGGGCTACGTCTCCGACGCCGCGGACAGCGCGTCCGACGCCGCCCAGAGCGAATCCGCGGCGGCGCTTTATCGCACGGCGGCAGCGGGCAGCGCAAGCGCGGCGGCGACGAGTGAAAGCAATGCGTCGGGCAGCGCGCAGGCGGCGGCAAACAGCGCATCGGCGGCGTCCGGCTCCGCCGCCGGCGCAGCGGGGAGCGCCTCCGCCGCGGCAAGCAGCAAGGCCGGTGCGGACAGCGCGGCGATCCTCGCGGAGAGCTATGCCCGCGGCGGCACCGGCACCCGCGCGGGAGAGGACACGGACAACGCGCTCTATTACAAAAATCAGGCACAGCAGATCGTCGGCGGCGACTATGCCACCAACACCGACGTCGCCAACGCGATCTCCACCCATAATACCGGCGTGGCCGCCCACAGCGACATCCGCACGGCGCTGGGCAACAAGGCGGACGCGTCGACCCTGACGACCCACACGGGCAACAGCAACATCCATGTGACCGCGGCGCAGAAGACCGCGTGGGACGCCAAGCAGAACGCGCTGACCTTTGACGCCGCGCCGACCTCCGGCAGCGGCAATCCCGTGACCAGCGGGGGCGTGTATACGGCGATCCAGAACGCGGGAAAAGCGCCCTATGTGCGCACGTTTATCGCCGCCAACTGGTCGAACGGCACGCTGACCATTCCCGCGGCGACCCATGGCTTTACCGGCAGCGGCGTGCTGGCGCAGTTCATGCATCTGGTGAACGGCAGCTATGTGCCGGGCACTTGGGCGTGCATTGAGAGCTGGGCGGAGATCAACGCCTCCACCCACGTCATCACGCTCCACGGCCCCAGCGCGGGCTACGCGGGCAAGGTGACCATTTACGGATAAGAGGTGAGGGCGCGATGAGCACGATGAAGGAGATGGCGGCGGAGTACCGCCGTGAGACGGCGAAGCTCGCCATGCGCCTTGCCGAGAAGCGCGCGGCAGGCGTGCCGGAGCGGGAGCTTGCCACACTTGAGACCATGCTGCGGGAGATGCGCGTCAAGCAGCGTGTGCTGGACAGCTATTACGACGCCCCGCGGGAGAAGAGCATCACCATGTCGTGCGCTTACGCGCCCAACCGGCGCCGCAGCGATGACGGCTGAAGCGATTCTCGCGCGCAAGCGCGCGCTGCTGGAGCGGCGGCGGACGGCGGAGGACGACTTTGCGCGGCGGCTGCTCGACGAGGAGCTGCGGGATCTCAACGCCCGCCTGCGCAGCCTTCGCGGCGCACCCCGCGCGCAGGCGGCAAGCCGCAGCGGCTTCACCATGGATCGGGCGCAGTATCTCCGCTGGCAGTCCGACGAGCGCGGCGACGAAGTGCGGGAGGCGCATCGGGTCTATCTCGACACCGTGCGCGAGAGCGCCGCAGTGCTGACGCCGCGGCAGCGGGAGCTGTTCGCCCTCTGGCAGGAGGGCGTGGGCATGGCGGAGATCGCCGCGCGGCTGGGGATCGACCGCTCCACCGTCAGCCGCACGCTGGCGCGGTGCAAGGCGCGGCTCCGCGACGAGGCGCAGACGCGCACCAAAACGCTGCGTCTCGACGGGCTGACGGTGTTCGATCTCTCGGATCGGGAGGTGGCGCGCGCGATCCTCGCCTGCGTGACCGCGCGGCAGGCGGTGTGCCTGTACCTCTACTACGGCGAGTGGCTCAGCCTGCGGGACTGCGCCGAGCTGCTGGGCGTGGACCACACGGCGGTGCTGCGTACGGTGCAGCGCGCGCTGCGCGCCATTCGGGATACGCTGCGCTGCGGGGAATTCACGCTGGACAACGCCGACGCGCTGGGCGAGCTCGCCTACGAGTTGTATGTCGAGGCGGGCATGCCGGACGACGCGCCGCCGCCGGAGCGGAAAGCCGGATGGGGCCGGAAAAAGCTGGCGCGCAGGCGCGCTCCGGCGAAACCGGTATCCCCGGCGGCGTGCACCGTCCGCACCTCGGACGGGCTGATCGGCTGCCGCGGCGCGGCGCACCGCTTACCGGAGCGGCCCATGGGAAAGCTGCTGACGCTGCTCTATGCCCGGCGGGAGCGGGACGGGCTGTACCGATGGCTGGCGCGGCTTTTTGAGAAGATCACAAGGAACATAAGAAAAAGGGGAGAGATGAAATGAGCGACGCTGTGCTGGTCGCTTTGATCGGACTGGCGGGCTCCGCGGTCGGCTCTTTGGTCGGCATCGTGGTGTCCTCCAAGCTGACCCAGTACCGGCTGGAGCAGCTGGAGAAGAAGATGGACACCTACGCGGAGGTGCAGCTGACGATCGAACAGCGCGTATACAAATTGGAGGAACACAACGTGGTGCAGGATGAGCGTCTGAAGGTCGCCAATCACCGCATCGAGGACTTGGAAAAGAGGTGGGAAGGATGAAGGAGACGATCATGGACCGGCTGGCGTCGGTCAAGAGCATCGTGACCGTGCTGCTGACGGGCGTGTTCGGCTATCTGGCGGTGACGGGCGGGATCGACGGAACGGAGTTTCTCACCGTATTCACGGTGGTGATCTCGTTCTACTTCGGCACGCAGGCGCAGAAGCGGGAGGAAAGCCATGACAACGGGTAAGGACGTGCTGACCGCCGCGCTCTCGCAGCTCGGCACGAAGGAGTCCCCGCCGGAGAGCAACCGCGTCAAGTACAACACGTGGTACTACGGCAAGGAGGTCAGCGGCGGGGCGTACCCGTGGTGCATGGCGTTCGTACAGTGGTGCTACGCCCGCGCGGGCGCGGCGCTGCCGTTCAAGACGGCGAGCTGCGGCGCGCTGCTGCGCTGGTATCGGGAGCACGACCCCGCGTGCATCTCCAAAACGCCGGTTCCGGGGGATATCGTCATCTTCGATTTCCCCGGCGGCGCGGCCACCGACCACACCGGTATCTTTGAACGCGCCCGGGGCGATACCGTCACGACCATCGACGGCAACACCGGCACGGGCAACGACGCCAACGGCGGCGCGGTTATGCGCCGCACCCGCAGCGCCGCGCTCGTCGCGGCATACATCCACCCGCGGGAAATCGAAGAGGAGGACAAGGAAATGAAACGCTATCAGACCATCGCGGAGATCGAGCGGGAAGCGCCGTGGGCGGCGGAGACCGTCAGGCACCTGATTGCTGCCGGCGCGCTCAACGGCACGGGTGCGGGACTCGATCTCAGCGTCGACATGCTCCGCGTGTTCGTGATCCACGAGCGCATGGGGCTTTACAAATAAGGAGGGATTATCATGGCGAACAATCTCAATAAACTGACTGTGGACGAGCTGCGCAAACAGGCGGCGCAGAACTCGCAGAATTGGCACACCGCCGGCGAGACGGAGCAGAACACGCTTCACAATGAAAACGTCGAGATCAACAAGATCCTCGACGCGCGCACCGGCTCGACCAGCACCTACGACGCGCCGTCCGGTATGTGGAACGTGACCGGCGGCTCGGACTACGCGGCGAATCTGGAGCGGCAGCTCGCGCAGCAGTCGAGCGCGCTGAACAACATGGTCAACGAATACCGGAGTCTTTACAGGGGGCGGGACAGCGCCTATGAGCAGATCGCGGCGCAGCAGCAGGCGGCGCAGGAGGCGGCGGTGCGCAAGGCGGTGAACAGTCTGGAGAGCCAGAAGGCAAGCACCGACGCGCAGTACTCCGACCTGTTCCGCCAGCTCTACATCGACCGGATGCGCGGGCAGAAGAACTTAAACCAGCAGCTCGCGGCGGGCGGCGTCACCGGCGGCGCGGCGGAGACGACGCGCCTCGGCTACGACACCGCTTACGAGGACGCGCTGCGTCAGGGCGAGCAGGGGCGCATCGGCGCGCTGGGCTCGCTGGATCAGGCGATCGCGGACACGCGGCTCACCGGCGACATCGAGAGCGCCAACGCCGCGGCGGCCGCGGCAAAGGAGCAGGCGGACGCCTACGCCGACACGCTCAAATATCTCATCAACCGCCAGGACAAGCTGGACGCGCAGCAGAAGGCGTACGCGCGTGAGGACGCGCAGCGTGCCGCAGCCTACGCCGCGCAGCTCGCCAGGGAGCAGCGCGAGGCGGAGGAAGCTGCCGAACGCGCGGCGAAGCCGACGCTCACCGTGGCGCAGGTCAACGCCGCGATCAAGGCGGGCCACCTGACCGACGCGGTGCTCGCGGCGTACGAATACTACTACGGCGAGGCGTACAAGGGGTAAGGTGAGAAGAGTATGGCGCTTTCCGATTACGACAAAAAATACTTGGACAAGCGGCAGCAGCAGGCGGTTCTCACCTATACGGCGCAGTATGAACGCGCCATCCGCGAGGGCAACCAGAAAGCGGCACAGATGGCGCACGAGGGCGCGGAGGCTATTCGGAGACTGGCGGGCTATTCCGGCGGAGGCGAGGGCAATTCCTTTTTGAAACCGGCAGCAGCGGTAAGCAAGGCCATCTCCGTCAGTACAAACGGAAAAACGAGCTACCAGACCGTTCCGGCGGCAAGCGCCGCGACGGTCGAACGCGCGGACGAGTTGGGCAAGCTGCCGACGCCGAACGCGACAAGGCAAGATCGATCAAGCCGCGGCGGGGGATTCGGCTCGACACGAGCGGGCGGCTTCGGCGGGACGGGCGGCAGTACGAGCCTTGCGACGCGAATCGGGCAGGGTGCCGTCTCGGGACTCGCGGAGGCGGGGGCGCTGCTCAGCGCAACTGCGGGTACGGTCATGGACGTGCGGGGCGGCACGGGCATGACGCCGGTGTACCGGGAGCAGGCGCAGGCGCTCACGCGGCAGATCGACGCGCTGGAAAAGGAACTGCACGACCCGGCGCTCACGGCGCGGGAGCGGCAGGACGCAAACGACGCGCTGCGAATCGCGCGGGAGCAGAGAAACGTCTACACGCAGGCGACCGCTGCCAATCAAGGCACGGCACAGAAGCTGTACGAGACCACGGACGAGGGGCTGCGTTACGCGCGGGAGCAGGCGGAGAAGTCAGTGCGCGGCACAAGCGGGCTGGAGCGCGAGGTGCTCTCCCGCGTTCCGGGCATGACGCAAAACGCGGCGATCACGGGGCTCAATCTGGTTGCGCCGTGGCTCGGCACGACAACGGCGGTATTGGCGGACGCGGGCGCGGCGGAGACGCGATACCGGCACGACAGCGGGGCGGATTACGACGCAAAGGCAGCGGCTGCGCTGGGCGCGCGGGTGATCGGCGGCGACACGACGGGGATACTCGCCGGCGAGCTTGTGCGGGACTACGCGGAAACGCTGCGGGAGCTTTACGCCGAGAAAAGGCGGCAGGCCGCGCCGCCGCAGCTCGCGGAGCCGGACAGACCGCGGCTGCCGCAGAGCGCCTACGCCGATGCGCTGTCCCGCTTGGAAGATTCCAACGGAACCGACCTGACAAAGCCCGTGAGCGCGTACAGCGCCCCGCCGTCGGTCATCGAGCTGCCGGAGACGCTG